TGAATTTAGAGCAGAGTTGACGGATCTCTACGAGCCGCGCGGTCCCAATGGTTATAGGGACGTGCTAATCGCGCATCCGAGCGATATCCTTGACAAGGGTACGCTCGGTGCGGGGGCTAACGTAGGGGCACTAGGGTCAGATTTCTACACCAAAATGTGGGCGTCTGATCTGACGTGTACTGCAGAGAACCTCTACTTGCATTATGCAAGATGGCTGATGTACCGTGACCCATTCTACGCGGCGGAATACCACCGCTTGTGTAACGGGCACGGAGTTCAGCTCGTTGAGGGTTCTAACCTTTCGTTTGTACCAAAGACCACGAAGATCTCTCGTACAATCTGTACCGAGCCAACGCTGAATATGTTTTATCAGCGTGGGATTGGCGAGATTGTCGCGGAACGAATCCGCGATCGTTATGGGGTGGACCTTTCGGTCCAACCGGAAACGAACAAGAGGCTTGCAGCCTTCGGTAGTGCCACTGGCGAGATCGTTACGATCGACCTAGAAAGCGCTAGCGATAGTATTGCACTGAGTATGGCGAGAGAGTTCCTCCCAAAGCATTTGATGCGTTGGTTGGAAATGACTCGCTCGCCAGAAACGTACAGTGCTAGGTTTGGTTGCACACAGCTACACATGCTTAGCAGCATGGGTAATGGGTTACCTTTCCCATACAGACCGGAATGTTCTGTGCTGTCGTGGCTGCTGCGGCGCGTGTACATGGCTATCCGCTTAAGTGGCGGGAGTCCTCTGTACACACGAAGTGGGGAGTGTTTGGAGATGACATCATCGTCCCGCGAGAAATCGCGAGCGGTGTTGTTCGTCTTTTGACACTTCTTGGCTTTACCGTCAACAGCAGAAAGTCCTTCTTTGAGGGACTTTTCCGTGAATCGTGCGGCGGTGATTACTATAATGGTAATTACTGTCGGGGTGTCTATGCTAAGACGCTCCGGACACACGAGTCACGTGTCACCCTAGTTAACCGACTGAATCACTTTACCGGTGAGACGGGGTTGGGTCTTCCGCGTACAGTAGGTTATCTACTGAAAACGTTGAAGTATACCAATTTTGTCCCATTATGGGAAAGTGACGATGCGGGGATCCGAGTGCCATCGACGTACTTGCATCTGAAAGGATGCAAGGTCCGGCGGGATCGGCGTACGGGCAGCTTCCTTTACAGGAGGTCTGCTTCGAAGCCGTGCACGCTTAGGATTGTTGATGGTGAAGTTCGGAGCCCGAGAGGGCACCGGAAACGTTCTTACAACGTTGCCGGGCTCTTGAGGGCCTTCCTTAGGGGTGACATTGTAGATGGCGTTATTAACGTTAGGCATAACGTTACCATCTAC